GTCGGTATACCGCAAGACAGCGTGGACACGTTGGTATTTCATCTATGTGGGTTAGTTTTTGTGTAAATTTTGGCATAGGCTTAATATCTGCACAACATCCATGGCTACATTGAACATATTCTAAGTTTCCATGAATTTCATATAGTCTGTCACGATCATATCCTGCTTTGATAAAATGCCCATCCACATTACTAGTTATGACAAAAATATCTTTTGGCAATTTTAATAATTCATAATACCCACGATGAGGTGAGAGTTCACTATACATAAGAAATCTGTTTATGTAAAAGTTCCAAGAGTCTAATGGGGCATTATGAAAACTGTCAGCAGTTGCATATTTGATGAATGCATCTTTCTCTGCTGTCCAGATTCCAGAGTTTCCCCTAAAATCTGGAATACCAGAATCTACGCCCATGCCTGCTCCTGCAAGAATCACAACACCATCCGCGTCTCGCAAATCCTCAATAATTGTATTGAGGATTACGCTGTTACCATTCTTCATAAATTCTCCTTAATTCACATCATACCATATTTTTTGTATGATGTCAATCAAAGATCAGGAAGTTCGTCGTAGTCAAGAACGTCAGACATAATACCAATAACATATGATGTGCTTTCTGACTCTTGCAAGGCAGTTTGCTTTTTAGATGTGTCCATGTGCTTGTTAAACCATGGAATAGGTGTAGATTTTGGTGCCGGATTCCAGTATTTCATACCGATCTGTTTAAGAGCATCTACTGCATTATAATCAACAAAATCTACCATGATGCGTTCATTAAGTCCGATAACTGGACCCTTTTTGAAAAGATATTTTGCCCATTCTTTTTCTTCACGAATAACATCTTCGTAAATCTTTCGCACTTCCTGTTCGCACGTAGTCTTAGCAGTTACGAATCGCGGGTCTTCCTTGACAACCTGATTGATCATCCAAGCAGTCCATTCTTTATGTAGAAGTTCATCCTGTAGGATCAAGCTGATGATGTTACCATTGCCCATGAAAATCTTATTCTCAACCATTGCCAGTGATGTCGCAAATGATACCATGAAGCGGAATGCTTCAAGTGCATAGGAGGCATGAAGTGCCAACCAAATAGCATTAATGTGCTCTTGTTCAGGAACGGCCATAGCATCTGCCCAAGCTTTATTGCCTCCTGTAAAGTTGTCTACCAGTTCCTTGCGGCAATTCAGCACATGTAAATCGTCATAATACTTACCTACACTAGCAGCCATATCAATGATTTCCTGAGTGTCATGGATAGTGTTGAATACTTCTTTCGGCACATTGTAGATATTGCGAATAATGTGTGAATACGAGCGACTGTGAATATTTGTTTCGAATGATGACCATATTAAAACCAATGATTCCAGTTCTGGAATAGAACAAACAGGAGAGAATATTTGTACCGGGGCGCGGCCTTGAATACTATCTAATGCAGTTTGTCTCAATAAGTTAGCAGTAAAGATATGACGTACAGTATCGCTGGAATCTTTAAAATCTCCGGCATCCTTAGATAAATTAACTTCTTCGGGAACCCAAAAAAATCCACGCTGCATTTCTTCAAACTTAGCAAGCTTGGGCTGACGATATTCTTCAAATCGCTGAACAGTCACTACACCATCCAAGAACATCTTTCGTTTTAGATAGTTAGGAACGTTACTGATATTGTATTGATCTTTAGACATGATTTACTTCTTTTCCTTACAGTTATCAAAATGCCATCTTGGCATTGCGATTGCGCCGCCCGTTTTGTTACAATGCGGACAAGTTACTTTTTCTCGTATCAAAAGCCTGTGCGTGTCTCCATTTTTCAACTTTGACTCTTCGCTGTGGTTCTTTGGTCCATTGCCCCCGTTTGCGAGTTGTGCTTTTCTAATGTTTTCTTTATGAGACACTGATTTTGGTTTTCTCATATTCTGTTTAGTTTCTTCTGTTTTCGGTTTTCCTTTTGATGACAAAGTTTTTCCGAATACACAATATGATGATTTGCCACTAGCGGTATTGAAGTATCGTTTGTTGATACATAGTGTGTCTGCTATATATTCTTTAATGATATTTTGTTCAAACTCAAAACAAAGTTCGGGATTTGAGTCCTTAAACAATATCACAGTTTCAAACGAACTGCTCCCTGTTTCTTGTATCAACTTTTTCACTTCTTTAGAAGATGAGAAATATGATGTCCAAAGATCATCTTCAGGCAATGTGCCTTTCTTTATATGATTATATCTGGAACCATAGTAAAACTTGCCAGTAGGTATATGTCTAATATAATAGACATAGGCAGGAATATTATCTAAATACATTTGCTGTAACTCCTCAGTGTTATAGAGCCGGTAGATATTATCAGTATCGTGATCGGCAACTGTATTTATCACCATTCTAGCCTCTACAACTTACAACTCTCGCAATCCCCGTCATCATCAAAGTCAATAGGTTCTAACATGCCAGGTGCGTCATCGGCTTCTTCTTTGGACCCCCGCTTATCAATAAGACTATAATAATTTGTTTTTCCACCCCATTTGGCGAATAGCATTAAATTTTTTGCAATAAGCGTAGTAGGAACCCTACGATCAGGAAAATGCTTAGGAGAATAAAAAGTATCAGTAGATATGGACTGATCTATGTATGCAGCCAGTACCGCTGCTGTCTTTAGATATCCAACACAGTCCGTCTGTTCCCACATCAATTGATAGTTCTTACGAACCTTGGGTATATGATAATCGGGAACTACCTGAACAAACGATCCTGCCTTTGATTCCTTGATGGATATTAAACTCATTGGCATTGCGATGCCATTGGTTGAATTAATAACAACCGATGATGATTCAACTGGTGCGATTGCTCCAACAGTAGTATTGCGAACGCCGTATTGCTTCATGTTTTCACGTAGGGTTTCCCAATCAAGTTCAGGTGTGAAATCGGCTAATTCATTTACACCCTTTGCGCGAAGTTCCCATGGAAAAATTCCCTGACCATAACGAGTTTTATCAGAGTCAATACATTTACCGCGTTCTTTGGCAAGTTCAACATTAGCTTCCATCAAATAATATGTTTGATGTTCAATCCAAGACTTGACTTCCTGTAACGCATCCTTTTCTCCATATTTCAATCCGCGCTTGGCATGCCAGTATGCAAGGTTGGTGATCCCGATGCCAATAGGCCGAATTTCATCATTGGAAAGTTTTGACTGGATAGATAGAAAGTCTTGATAGTCAAGAATGTTATTCAGACTACGCAGCAAAAGACGACATGCTCTACGCATATCTTCTGGATTTCTAAATGCTCCCCAATTTATACTACCAAGAGTGCAAAGGGAAATTCTGCCATTTTCATCTTCAAGATTCTTAAATGGGCGTGATGGTAAGGTTATTTCTGCACAGAGATTGCTCTGATAGATACTGTGATATTCAGGATCAAATGGACCTTGATTCATCACATTATCTATATTCATTAAATATATGCGACCAGTATCTGTACGCTCCTTGAGAAGGCCGCTCTTGAAGACTTCTTCGGCACTCATTACCTTCTTGCGTAAATCCTTACGCTTTTCATACTTTACGTAGAGTTCTTCAAATTTAGCAGTGTTTGAATAGAACGCCTCATAAAGGTCAGGAACTTCGTTAGGATCAAAGAAGGTGATGTTCTCTTTGTTCTTAAATCTTCGCCAGAAGAAACCTGATAGAACCACTCCGTAATCCATGTGGCGGACTCGGGTCTCTTCTGTTCCCTGATTATTCTTAAGCACTATAAGATCGTCAAATTGATGATGCCAAATAGGAAACCAAACTGTGCATGAAGCATTACGAATGCCACCCTGTGAGCAAGATCGTAAATCGCCAAACCATTTCTTAAGAAAGGGAATCATGCCAGTATGCATAATTTCGCCGCCACGAATAGGTGATCCAAGCGAGCGAAGTCTTCCAATTTCTAGTCCAATGCCAGCACGTTTACCGGCATACTTGGCCATCATTTGTCCTGAAGCAAAAATTGAGTCCAGATCGTCATCGCTACGAATAAGAACACAACTGCTGAATTGCTTTGTGGGAGTACCAAGACCAGCAAGAACAGGAGTAGCCAAAGTGAATAAACCATCAGAAGCAGCATTATAGTAATCTTTTACATAGCGCATTCTTGCAGTGTTTGGCTCTTCTTTATGAAAGACCGTTGCTGCTGCAATAATATATCTGACTTGAGGCGTTTCATAAATTTCTTTAGTGGCTCTATTGCGAACAAGATATTTTTCAATAAGTTGCTCAACTGCCGCATATGAATACTGTTCGTCTTTTGAATGATCAATAATATCATTCATTTTGTTCCATTCATCCTCAGAATACCATTCTAGGAGTTCAGGCGTATAAAGTCCAACAGATATGTTTTTCTTTACAATATCATATAGGTGAGGAGGATCAAATTGTCCATAAACATCCTTGCGAAGCATAGACAATCTCTGTTTCCCGGCAACATACTGATAATTAGTGTGACCTACGTCAGGATTAGACTCTGCGTCAATCAAATCAACTACTGCTCTTAGTGTGATTTGGTCAATTTCTCTAGTAGTAATGCCATCAAAAAAGTTTGGTTGTGCTTTAATTTCTACCATTGACTGGCTTACATCTGCTATTCCTGCACAAATTTTTGTAATCTGTGCTTGCCACTTTTCTAAGTCCAGTGGTACGACTTTTCCTGATCGTTTGGTTACGTTAATCATTCTTTACCTGTTTTCTTTGTTAATGGTTTTATGTCAATAAATCTTGTGATTTTAAATTCAGTTAGGTCTATATTTAACACTGAGTTGGGGTAGTAGTTAAGCGCATATTTTGCGTCGTCAACTAAGACTAATACAGCATGTTCATCACAATAGTCTATTGCGTCCACTAAGTCAATGTTTTTGATACCCAAATGCAATAATGTGTAGATCATTCCGAGTGCTCTGCCATAGTGACAGTAGTCATTGTCTTTGAGCAATTCCCATGGATTTGGCCAATCTTCAATGTCTGCCGGGTGAAGATAGTGAGGTGTTATGGGGCATCTTTGCCAGAAGTTGTCAACCTCAACGCATATAGTTTGTAAGTCCGCTTCTGTTAATTTTTCTTTAAGAGCGTGCCAAGATCGCAGCCGGGTATAAAAATCCGATAAGAATACGTTAATCATCTACTACTTATAGCAATTTTAAGTGGACGATGAATTATCTCTTTTCACATTTTCTTCAAAATCGGGAGTTGAATGTCTGTATATATTTAATATTTCGGTATCATCTTCCAGTGCCTCAACTTGATGTTTAAAACACTGAAAATGAACCAATTCAATAAAATCACCAGTTTCTCCGATTATTTCTCCTGCCCAATCCTGAACACGCACTCTTATCTTCCCCTTGATAACTTTTATATCATGAAATGTTATGGGGTTATGTGTATGCATCGGTAACATATCGCCCACATGGTCAAACATGCAGCGCAGTTGATATTTTCCATTTTCTTTTTCCCAACACGTGTTCAGCATTGTCAGGCGATTCCAGTAACTGTAGAAAAATAACTGTAGGCGGGAGAACTGTTCACTACCAGTGTATTTGCTGAAAATGACACCGTAGTGCTTGATGTGCTTGTATTGGCTGTTGCTATAGTAGCGTTAGATATTATAACTGGGGTTGGAATATATGTAGAGTTTGCGGTTTCTGATACCTTAAAGACGACATTTGCAGTAGTTGTTCCATTTTGTTTAGTGGTTACAGGTGCACTGTTTGCATAATAGTATGCATACGTGTTTGCGGCGGGTGGTCCTGAGGTAGACGCCAACGAGACAAAAGCAGTTGTAGTGCCATTGTTGTATGCGTCAGTATAATAATTTAAATACAATGTATTGGCGGCTTTTCCGCTTATGATCCGTGTTGGTGAGAAGCCGGGTGCCGAACAGCAAGCACCTGCAGCATAGGAATTGGTCTGAAATGCTGTCATTTGATAGTATGTTGGATTTATGAGAGTTGAGTTTAAGTGTGCAATCTGCAATCCAGAGGTATATTGGGGTAACGTTATGGCCGCCGAAGTAAACGGAATATATCCTCCACCAGTTCCGTCTGGGTAAAAGAAATATCCAGTTAGTAGCCCCTGAGATAGCCGGGATATAGTAAACGATGAGAGGTTAGTATCAGTTGATATTACTACTTGATAGTAGTTTTGAAAAGAGCTATAGTATGCAATTGACTGAATGAATAATACGTTTGCCACGCTATCATAATTAAGTTTTACAATACTCTGATACCAATAAGATGAGTTGGTTTCATAGGGCGAGCCGGTGTATTTGCTTATTGCTTTAGATACAAGCAATGTTCCGGTGGATGAAAATTTACTTATGCATATTGGAATTGAACCCGAGACATAAGGAATATTTGGATTTCCTACTACTATATACACATTTCCGCTAGGATCAACTGCAATGTCAAACATATCCCCCAAACTCG